CACGTGGTCAGCGTTGATAGTAAAAACCAGCGGGTCGGCGTCGTCTTCTCCGGGGACGTGGTTCTCGTAGTCGCCGCTTTTAGACGCCCAGAAAGTCTGGGGTTGGTAAAGAGAAGCCGCCCAGATCAACCGGTTCTCGTGAAACACTACCTGGCCGGGATACCCTCTAACCTCGCTCCAGGCCCCTTCCCGCCAGTCCTCGGTAGGCACTGCTGCTTCCAACCGACCTTCTTCGCTGAGGTCAGCTGATTTAACCGTAGCCGTGGCAGTTATCCGGTCGGTAACCACGGTTATTTCCACATACCCCCAAACATTCTCTAAACAAAGCCGCCATTGAGACCCTACATGCCCGGATTTAAATATCTCCGTTACCAGATCAACTTCTTTAACCCCAGTATCGTCCAGCCGGCCGTTGAAATCGGTAGTAGGCACGAACTTGAGATTGCCGGTGCCAGTAGTGGTAATCTGCTGAATAAACCTGCCGTTGCTGGTGATAGCAGTACCGTTGACCCCACCGATTTGGGGGGTAATGGACCCGGCGGTCCGGCCTTTGACGGTCACTTTCACCCGATAAGTCTTCTCAGCTTCCGCTGAGACATCTTGCTCCAGTGCTTCTGTATCTCCGGCGGTATGGACCGCTTCCTCCGTCTCCAGATTGTGAACCCAGTTGGCTCCCCAGGTCCAGTCCGTGTCCGCCGACATCTTTTTTACGGAGACATCCTTGACAGACCCGTTGAAACTAACGTCGCTTCTAATAATCAAATTGCCGGTATCAGCAGCAGTAAAATAGAGTTTGTACTTCTGGTTATAAACACAGGTTTGCCAAGAAGACCCTCCTATCTGAACATCCACGTACCCTTCTGTACGGCTCTCTATTTCAAACGTTAACAGGTATTTTTCAGTAGCGACAGCATCAATGTTTTGCTCCAGGTCTGAAATCCCTGGAGAAGAGGTAGCCCGTTCGTTCTCGCTGTCCCAGGTCCAGTAATCTCCCCAGACCCAATCGCTGTCACTTCCGAAGTGCCCGTTAGAAACCTTCTCCGGCCCCAGAACAGCCAGAAACTTCCGGTTCTTGACCATCTCTTCGCCTTTAGTAGGAAGAGCAGTAAGAGTAATGCTGCCTTTAATTCCGGAGGGTTCAATGGTAATGTCTTTAGTGTTCTGAGACAGGTAAGGCCCGTCCTGAAAATCTATTTTCTCCAGGGCCCAGCTGGTGTGGCCAGTTCGAGAGAGTTTGTAAGGCGGGTATTTCTTGCAGGCGATATAAAGCACGTCAGCACTCTGGACAAACCGGAGGTCAAAAAGGTCGGCTTCCAGATAAGGGGTGCTGATCTCGTAAGGAGACCCGTTGTCCAGTATCTGGCCTTGGTCCATATAGAACCGGAAATACTGGTCCCCGGCTTCGATGATATAAGTCTGTTCTGTAGAGAACTCAAAAGGGATAAGCCGGGTAGCTTTGCTGGAGGTTTTCACCTCTCCGATGAACCGGGTTCCAGGCCGGAACGACGCCATCCCCTGCGGCCAGACGAAAAAGTTCTCCAGCCGTTCGCAACCGTTCTGGTATTTGGGGAAATCGAACCGTCCCAACATCTTCGGGCTAATTTCCCCCGCTGTAAAATTGGTGACGGCTGGTCTTAACAGCATTTAGAGTCTCGCATCCGCCCAACGATATGGAATTTGGTCTTCCGGAGTTTGTTCCTGAGACCCGACGGAAGCCGCATCTGCCAGTGCTAAAGCATAGAACTTCATCATTGCGTCTTTACGTTCAGTCCTGCCCGTCAAGGCATCTGCAGCTTCAGCTGCCAAGCGATAAGCAAAGGCAATAACGAATTTGCTGTCAAAGAAAGTAGGGTCGGAAGCATACCTGACATAAAGTATCTGGGCACTAGCTTCGTTGGTAAGAAGCTGGCTGCCTTCTATTCTCCAGACGTACTGGTCTTCAGGTTCGCCCATGATAATAACTTTAAGACAGTCGGCAGGCAGGTTAAACGCGTTAGCAAACCCATACACCGGAGTTACAGGGCTTTTCACAAGGTCTGCCCGTTCTCTGGCAAAATTCGGGGAAATATCCCGGAGGACGTCTTTCAAAACAGAAGGCCACAAAGTGCTCATTACTCTGGCTGACAGGGTATCGTCAGATAAAGAAACGATAGTAGCTCCGCCTAAAGCCAGCACAGCCAGGTTGCAAATCTGCAGTTGGCTGGCGCCGCTGGTGCCAGCACCAGAACAATATTTGCTTGACCACACGAACCAAGACGCGTCAGTCCAGATAAACCAACCCATACCGTTCCTTTACACCTCCTGAACCGTGCCTACCTGAACGTAATTGGTCCCATTATAGATGAACTCCACTATTGCCCTCTTTCCTTCTGTAACAGAGGTATAGGCTGCTTTGAAAACCGCGTTCCAGGTTATCGTCACGGCATCCGTCCCGTTAAGGAACTCGAACAACACCCTCTGGCCGGTCACAGGGTTAGTCGGAGCGTTAATAGTAATAGCGGTTTCGGTACCCAGGTTGCAGTAGATGTAGGACCCTTTCGCCAGGTCAGGAGTTATCGAGGCCGCATAAGCGATAGGTTGGCGTTTCAGACTAAATGCTTTGGCTTCTACATAAGCAGCCGTTGGGAATATAGAGAAGTGGCTGAGAAAGGTATTTTTATCGGAATCCTTGTTAATGAAGTAAACATAGAGCATGTCCCCGTCATTGACGGTGCCTGTGTAATCGTAAATATTGATGGTTCCACGTTTGACCGTCCAAGCTGTCTCGGTTCCCACCTGGAACTCAACGATTGCCGTGCTGGTAGTGGCGTTGTGAACCTTGATATAGGTTCCACTGGTTGGACCAGCATCCACCTTGTGCCGACACTCCCAAGAAAGAGTGTCAGTCAGCAGAACGTCTCTGCCTACTACAAACGGAAACCCTGCCGCCTGTCCATAAGGAACCTGAATCGCATAACCTAAGTGCCCGTTTGCATCCGCAACAACTGTAGCCTCTGAATGTCCAAGATGGTTCCCGACAAAGTTCCGGGTAAACGGGTTGGCATAAAAATCGGCTCGTCTCAGATACCCTAAACCACAACGAGCGTTAAGCTGTAAAGAATCAGAGCGGGAATCGCTGCGTCCAACCCAGGAATACAACTCGTCTGCATCCGTTGTCCCTCCAGCCAACCCTGGACGGCTGTTCCTTGCCCCTACCAGTTTGACCCGGGGGTGTGTAGGAACCAGAGCCATAAACTCTCTGGAGCAAGACTGAAAATAAACAGAGTAATCGTCAACCCCGTAAAGGGCCGCCACATCGTCGATTACCATTTGCGGCCAGGGCTCGTCGGTGGGGTCAAACGGACGCCCGCCACAGTCGGTGAACACAACCCCGATAGCATTGGGGCCAATCTTGGCTACCGAAGTCGGGTTTGTAGATGTGCGACTAAGACGGATACCTCTTATTTTAGTCCACCAGCCATCGAGATATGCCAAGATGTTGCCGCTGGCTCCTTCCCATTGCATATCCTCATAGGCATAGGCCCGGCAGTTGTCCCAGATTTGGTATCTGTTGGTTTCCCCAAAGTCGTAACTTTCGTGGGTTGCTCCCCGGATAATGCCCTCGTTGCCGGATTTATATTCCGTGGGAGTTGAGGTTTCAGCATGGATGTAACGGTCACAAGCAAGGATGCGGGCTTCGATGACAGGCATGTCGCAATCCCGCAGCCAGACTGCCCGTTTCCAATTGCGGAAATGGTTAGAGTTGTCGATGCTCAGAGCAAAACCGCCGCAGATGGAAAGTCCGTTGCCGCAAGAGCTGCCGATCTCCGCAGTGCCAGCCCCGCCGAAAAAGCTAGTGTTTTTGAAAGCCAGACAGTTGAGAACCGATTCGGAAGCTCCGGTAAACCCGGCTTCACCGGTCATGTCGTTGAAAATCATGCCATGGGCTTGATACTCGGTACACCAAACGGAGAAATCCCGGAACTGCCATTTTCCGTTGCCTCCGGCTCCTCCGCTTGGTACCCGTAGATACCACCATTTGTCCGTGCCGGTGTATTTAAAGATAGTGCCGCCAGAAAGAGAGGTAATCTTGGCAGAACCTGAAATACTGGCATAAGTTGAACCAGCGCCTTGTAAGATAACGCCGTTAGGAAAAGTGATTGCAGACCCGTCGAACACTGGGGACGTAAAAAGAAAAGTTCCTTCTCCCATTAAAACCCGGAACCCGCCGTAGGTAGAGGAAGTAAGAGCCGCCCGTAAAGCCGCTGAATTGTCTGCAACACTGACAGAGAGTCCCCACCATTCTACCCATCTTAGGGGTGCTGCACCCGAACCGAATAATACTTTCCCCGTCCCGATGCAGCTGAATATCTGATACAACCCTGCTTTCAGAGAACTGTTGATGGTCAAGACCTTGGCGTCAGCAATAGACAGAACCGCACCACGCTCCAGCTGTAGATCAACATTAGCAGGAATGGTTAAATCGTCGTCAACCGGCCAGGTTCCCGGTCCCAAATGCAGGGTGTATTCAGAACTACCGATAAAAGCCAGAGCTTCTGCTAAAGTGGTGCCTTCTACCAAGTTCATAACAACCTCACGTAAAGAGACGGGAGGGAGGTTGGGTAAACTCCCCCCTCCCGGTTAAAGAGTTGTTAAGAGGGAAATCCCTTTTACGCCACCACGAACTGCATCATCAGGGTGACGGTTTCGTCGCCAGTTATAGCGTCCCCTGCAGTAGTAACGATAACGTCAGTAGCACCGTCGAACTCGTACATCAGAGAAGCGATGGTGGCGATTTTGCCCAGCTCAGTCCGGGCAGCTGCAGAGTGGTCAGTGGCTGCCAGGAACTTGTCGGTAGTACCGGCAATCCCAACGGCACAGGTTCTGCCGGCCCCCAGGGCGTCAGTAGCCAGAAACCCCATACCATTCCACCGGGCCCCTTTGGGCGGACGGAACATGTAAAGAGTGGCTCCGACATCGGAAGCCAGAGTCTCTACCGTGTCCATCATGGTCAGGGTCTTGCCTTCATAAGAGGCGTGGACCAGAACCGGGGGGACGGTGACGTATTTCTTGGTGTAGTTCACCGCGTAAGAATCAACAATCGCCATTGGTTCCTCCTTATCTCACAGAGAGGGTTTAAGCCTCAGAACAGGCTACTTCTATAACCAGCTCTTCCTGCAGCCTCGTGGCCCCGAACATCATCTCCAGGTACGCCTGGATAGAGTTCTGTTTCATGGGCAGCCGGTCCACGGTGGCGATAATGTCGTAAGACAACGCCATCCCGACCCCGGCTTTAACCCAGCAGAGACAGTACCGGATGCTGGAAGCCGTGTAGAGCTGGTTAGTGGGAACGAAATTGAATCCCATGAACCGACTGACTTTGCCTTCGGTCAAGGGTTTCACCAGGTTAAAATCCGCGCTGCCGACCTCTACCTCAGCCAACAGGTTGCTGATCTGTTTCGGCCCGATTGCCATCCACCGGGTGAAGTTGGACCCGCCTTCTTCTTCGCTGGGCACGTCAGCCGAATTGAGTTTTTCAGAAGCGGTGATAAGTTTACCTACCGTCAACCCCTGATTGGCATGGGCGATTTTCTGCCCGGGAGGCAGGACAACCGGAGTAGCCCCGTCTTCGCCGGAGTAGGATGTCCCCCGCATTGCCGCAAACAAAGTCTCGTCGATTTTCCGGTTCATAGCCGCCCGGAACGCCTGCAGGTATTTGCTCTGCGGGTCGATCAGGATACGGGCCTGGTCCGGTTTGTCGATCAGGTCGGCCACCTGCCAAGGCGTGGTGGTAATCATCCGGCGGGAATGAGGGGTGTCGGAATACTGAGTGTCGCCGTGCCGGGTAAGCCGTTGGGTAACAGAAGCCTTGCCGATGAAATCCATGAAGGCTTTCTGCGACCCGGCAATGGACTGGACCATCACCTTCTCCCGGGCACGGGATTCGATTTGCTGCACCACCAGCTCACAGGAAGACTGGTATTGCTTGGTAAATGCAGTGGTGATCTGAACGCTCATGGGTTACCTCCCAATTCGTGATGGTAAAAACCGCTACCGTCACTGGCAGGTAATCCGCCTGAGCGGGCCCGCATGGTGCCGGGTGTTGCTAATCCGGGCCTTGCGGTAATCCGGGAAAACTCAGCTCTGGTTTGAAACAGTCCGGTCTGGGTCACCCCAGGTAATCAAACCGGTTCTTCGCCATAAAGCTGTTTGTAAAGCCGGTCTCGTTCTGCTACCAACTCCTTCCGTTTAGGATCAGATTCGCTCCAGAAAACCGGGTCCCGTTCGATCTCTTTAATACGTTCCTCTACTCCTTTAGCAGCAAGCACGGGTCCACTCCGGAGCACGTCTTCAGACATCTCCACCCCGATTTTGTGGAAAAGCTGGATAAACATGGGTTCGTTACCCAACCCGGTTTTCTCCACCGCTGCTACGATCTCGGGGCTAGCGTACCGCTGGAACGTCTTCTGGGCCAGGGTCACGTTCTTGTCGTAATCCGGCCCCCAGGTTTTTTGAAGGACTTCTACCTGGGTTTTGACATCCCGGTCGTAATCTCCCAGGACTTTGACGTGGTGGTCTTTCATAGCAGACAGAAACCAGTTATGAAGCCCGTCTGCCTGTTTGTTGGACAGTCCGAACTCGTAGGCTTTGCCTCGGAACGCCGTCACTACTTCCTGGTCGTAAGGAAACCCTTCAGGCAGTTCCACCGTTTGAAACTGGTAACCGTCAACGGTTTCCGGACAGCCCAGCTTGATGAAGACCTCGGTCCACTCTTCCGGTCTGGCATCCGGACCCGGCAAAGGAATCCGGCTGCCTACCATTTTCTTGGTCTCCAGAAACGCCCGGGCTACTTTCTCGCCGCCGTCCGGAGTGTTGAACGATTGTAAAGCCGGTTCGTTCTGCAGGTCTTCCGGCATGGTTAACAACCAGTTTTCCGGCGGGTTAAACTCTTTCATCATAAAACCCCCTATCTCTTCAGATACTCGCCGCAATGTATACAACAGTAACGGTATTCCGGACTGACATGAACTTCTGGATAATTCTTAGGATTCTCGAACCCAGCCTGAATTTGGGTTACAAGCTCCTCTCGGAATAACACTCCACTACACTTTTTACAGCTGACAACTTCAAGGTAATTCTTGGATGCCATAAAACCCCCTATTCGGTTTTTAACCCTACTTCGTAGGGTTTGCGTCCGCTGTAACCAAAAAGCCGCAGAGCCACGTACCGCATCCCGTCATAAAACGCAGCTCTTACCGGGTCATGCTCCGCCTGGACAAAAACAGAGGTGCCCAGGTGACAGAGGTTGTAAAGGTCGGTTAACACCACCTCTCCCGCCGGTCCGGAGAAACAAGCATAATAAGCCTGCATAAGTTCCCATTCCTGATCCGGCACAGTTGCCGGTCCGGTAGCTTCTTCTCTGTCTCTAACCTTGACTTCAGACACTACCTACCTCCGGCAACGGACCAGGCAGAGACTCCTGGGCTCCTCCGACTATTGCGTCTAACGGCGAACCCGGCTGCACCGGTTGAGACAGACCAGGTATTGCTTTATCTACCGTCTGCCCCAGTTTCGCCAGCTGTTCCACCGCCATCTGTTCCCGCATCATCTGTTCCCGGGCTGCCCGTTCTTCCGTTACCTGTTCCGGTGCTTTAATCAGGATAGCCGGGACCGCGTTCACCTCGGCTATCAACCGGACTGTCTGGTCCCAGTCGAACGGGTCCAGAACGTCAGGCCGAAGGTTGGCGACCGGCAGAACCGCTTCCAAAGTCCGGAGCACTCCTTGAGCTTCCTGTATCCTCTGGGCTTTAGCCAACGGACTAACAAACTGGACGTTGATCTCCCGGCCAGCCAGAACCGGAGGAGCCGGAGGCAGTATCATGGCCCGGTGCATGATTCCGAACAACCGGGTAATCAAAGGTTTCAGAAACTCTACCTGTAACCGACCCAGCATCGGACCCATCAACCGTAGCTTCTCCTCAGTCCGGGTCATTACCTCTAGAGCGGTCATCCGGTCCGACTGGATAAGCTGGAGCATATCGTTGTAAAATATCCGGCCTATCTGTTGCCGTTTAGCTTCGCTTTTCTCCTCACCGTACCCCAGGTCGCCGGGAGTCGGGAACGGCGCCATCTTCTCAGCTACCGAGGTAGTCCGGACATGAGCTACCCCGCCGGGGACAAACCGGATAGGACCGGTGAAAGAATCCCGGGCTATCATAATCGGCGGGTCGATTTTCTTCTGGGCGGCCCGCAACATATCTTCTTCCATCTGGTTAAGCTGTTTGACATCCGGAAGAGCTATCATCCCCGGACCCCGGCCGTAGACCTCGTTGGTAGCTACAGAGAACCGAGGCACCAGATAAGGAAACTCCAGGAACCCACGGTTAGACAGCTCTTGTTTGGTTTCTACCTCTAGATAAGTTGACCCTATCGGCATCTGGGAAGCAGTCCGGTTAGCCGGGTTATACTCCCGGCGGGGATAGACAGCGTGAAGGATTTCCACCGGTTTGTCCGGGTTTTTGTTAATGGCTTCCCTTGCCTTGCTGGAAGCAGTAGCAGGCCAGTCCTGCAAAACCTGCCGGGCAGTTAAATTAAACCGGCGCATTAGTGTGTCTACCTGGCCCCGAGAGTTCTCCCCAGCTACTATCTCTGCCAGGTTCAAGGTGTTGAAATAAGTCACCGACTCCGAGTCTTCGCCGCAGAACATGCAGAACATCCCG